GTTATCTCTTTACAGCTATAAAAATGTTATCTCTAAAGGGTGACATTACAGCTGAAGGAATAATGACGCTTCTGGAAGCCGAAAACAGGGATGGATACCACACGCTAACAGGCATTGGGGGAGCACCGGTCATTGAGAACTTTTTTAGGGACCACTCCCTCCCTAAAGCCCCTGCTGTAGACGTTCAAATATCAATCATGAAAACTTTCGCTTATCGTCGAAATGCGGTAGAAGTTTCAGAGAAAATTCGTCGTGCCGCAGAATCAAATGTAGATGTCGATTCAAACAAACAATTCGAGGATGTTGAAGCTTTAGATGCTAGGATCAAAGAGTTAACTTACAGCCTTGCAGATAACATCAACGTTGCTGATGACGTTGAAAAGATCGGTAAAAAAGTTTCTGCTGTTAAAGATTCGATCAAAAATAAAGATTTCAGCGGTATCGATATAGGTTTCCTTTACCCTAAATTGAATAATGTAATCAAAAAGTTAAGAAATAAGGCACTGTATGTATTCGGTGCCCCTGAAAAGGTTGGTAAATCAACATTCATGACAGACATCGGCTGGAACATAGCTGAAAAGTTAGGCATACCTGTCGCTTATGCCGATACCGAAATGACCGAAGAAGAACAATTGCTGCGTATTTGTAGTAAGATATCCGGAGTTCCTGAAGATAAAATTTCTGAAGATGATTTAACTCCAGAACAAAGAGTTGCCGTAGACGCTGCTTGGGACCATATCGAAAAAGTTCCTTTCTACCACTTCAACGCCAATGAATTAACGAATGCTGAATTAGAAAGTAAGGTGAAATTATTACAATTACGTCATGGTATCGGGTTATTTATTTACGATTACGTTAAGATTCAATCGCATGAAGCTGAAAAAGGTCGTTTAGATATGATCATGGCATCTAAAATCGATACATTGAAAGAGAAAATCGCTAAACAATGTGATATCCCTGTTATAACTTCGGGTCAAATGTATCCGTTAGATGATACAGAACAAGGTCAGAAAGCCGGCAAGAATAAGCATAAGTTCGCAGAGACTTCTCATTTCACTAAACTAGCTGATGTTATCTGTAGGCTTGACCGTTTAAATAAAGAAGATCCTACAGCGTTCGGTACGCACTATGTTGAGCTTATCATGGGACGTAAGGTGAAAGAACGTGACGTAGGTAAAAAGGTTCAATTTGACTTTAACCAAGAAATTCATAAGATCAGGGAGTTAGTTTAACTCCTTTTCTTCTTGCATTAGTTATAAAGATGAGTTATAATAAAGGAGAGTTAAAAATGAATAAAGATTTAATTTTAACAGACATTCTTAATTGGAACAAAATAATGGTTACTCCTTCTACTCTTTTTAAAAAGAAAGATTACAAAGATTTGAATGAACACGATCAATGGTCGAAAGCGATAGAAGAAGGTTGGAGATTCGATATATTCTTCAATAAGTTTTACAAGCTAGTTAAGGAGAGATAAACATGATCACGCAAGATGAAATCAAAAAACTCAACCAACAAGTTCAAATCCCTCTCTTCCTTACATTTTTAGGCGCTGATCCTAAAGCGATTAGGCAGTTAGGAAGAAAACCAGATTACAGATGTAACGCTTGGTATCGTGGAGGTGACAACGAAAGTGGTTTTGGAGTAACTTACAACTACGAAATGAGCAAATGGTATTGTACAGATTTTACAGGAAAAACTTGCTCTAACATCGATTTACTTGACTTTGGAACTAAGATAATGAAAATGCCATTCAGGAAGGTCTTAGACCTACTTATTTTCACTTCTGGCAAGGATAACGGCTACGAAGGTGCAAATACATTACCTGATCTTTCAAAGCCACCAGAACCAAAACTGGACCGTCCTAGACCTATAGATCCTTCCATCTATCAAACATTCGAGAAAGGTCTTCACCCTTATTGGCAAAACAGAGGTTACACTCCTGATATTGCAGAACGTTTTAAACTAGGATGGTGCACGTATGGAGAAATGAAAGATCGTCTCACGATCCCTATAACCGACGAATACGGACGTTTAGTATCTGTTCAAGGCAGAACACTAGATGATCGTATAGAACCTAAATACAAGTTCATGGAAGGAACCGGAGAATCAGCAAAGTTAACGCTTTACAACTTCGGTAGAGCTTACAATTCAGCTCAAGAACGTGGATGGTTAGGTGTTGTAGAAGGTGCCAATGCAGTATGGAGAGCTCACCAATACGGATTCGAGAACTTCTGTGGCAGCTTATCTACTTCGGTAACAGAACGTCAGATTGATTTGCTTATGATGGCTAATTGTAACATCGTTATCATGTACGATTTTGATGCTAGTGAGACGCAAGCTGGACAAATAGCTGCCATATCTTTAGGAAATAAGTTACTGCAGCGAGGTCATACCGGAGTTTATATAGCTAACATCGGCTTCAACGCAGATCCGGAAGACTTAACTCTTGATCAATGGATAATGACTTTGAAAAATACAGTACATTATCAATAACTAATATAAATAAAATGAAAAGGAATGGTTATAATATGAAATTATATACGGTGCTTGACTTAGAAACGACAGGACTTGATCCTCAAAAAGAACAAATCACTCAAATTAGTGCTATCAAATACACCGAAAAAGGTGTTGAGGTTGGTCGTTTCAGCACTTATGTAACGCTAACCAATGGACGTAAACCTTCTAAATATTCACCGCATGTAACTGAAGAACTTTGCGCTACAGGAATGGACGAAGAAACAGCCGTTCTTTTCCTAGATCAATTCATCAACGGATCGATCATGGTTATCCAATACGCTCCATTTGATTTAGGTTTCTTACATTGGAAGCACCCTGATGGTGACTCGATCGAAAACTTCTACGATTTTATTTGTACACGAACGTTATCTAAGGTAGCTTTCCCTGAAGAAAACCCTTCTCTCGGACCGACAGCTGAACGTCTAGGAATCGAAAACCCAAAACACCATGACGCTATCAATGACTGCAAGGTTACTTGGAAGGTATTTAAAAAAGTCAAGTCTAAAGTTAGATACCCTAAATCAGTAGGATTTAAACATTGGCACAATACAGCAATGCGCTTTGAAGGTCGAGAAATGACTTACGTTCCATACGGAGCTAAAATTGTAGAAGAGAGTGATTTAAAATGATAGGTTTTTTCATTACTATAATTGGAGTTGTGGCTTTCTTTATCGGATACGCACTTGGAGAATCGAACGGTTACACTGGCGCTCTAGAGAAATTCATGAACGATCGTCATAGAGAGAAATTCGGTGATGATGAATGAAGTATTTAAGCTCGAGCAGGATTCATTTATTTAATCAGTGCGGATTATCTTACAACTTCAAGTATCTGCAAGTTACCGGATTGAAAGATGAAACGGTAGATTGGTTCGCTAATTATGGGACGTTAATGCATACAGTGTTAGAAAGGATAGCTAGAAAGGAGATTCCTCTTCTGGATATGGCTTACAGGGAGTTCGATGCTGGATTCCCTACTTGTAACGTGCCTGATGACCAGAAACCAACCTACTATACACAAGGCAGAGATTCAATAACAAGAAAGTTCCAAGAGTTATCAACTTTAAGGATTTTAGGAGTCGAAGTTGAATTTACTTTTCATATAGCTTTCGGCATACCACCTATTCACGGCTTCATAGATCTTGTGTACGAGGACGAAAAAGGTCGCTTAATAGTAAGAGACTATAAGACCTCAAAAGTCTATGGCAAGTCAGAATTGGACCGTCAGTACCAACAGTTCATTTACTCAATTGCTTGCAAGCATTTATACGGACGGTACCCTTTCAAATTTGAATATGATTTTATTCGTTTTGATGAACAGAAAGATTTTATTATAACAGAAAGATTCGTTAAACTCGGAGAATTAAAAATGAAAGCAGCTTGGAACAGGATGAAGTCTGGTCCATACGAGCCTAATTATAACCCTTTCTTTTGTGAACATTTCTGCGAGTCGAAGTCGATCTGTCCAATATATCTCAAAAAGAAAGGTTACTGATATTATGTGCGAACACAAATTTGTTCACTACGATACCAAAACAAGACAAGAATATTTTGTTACAACAGGAATGACCTTGTGGGAACGACTTGATTACTTTTATTGCGAGAAATGCTTAGAAGATCGTGTCAAAAGTAAGAACGAAACATCTAGAAGTAAGCCTGAATGGTTTTAGATAGCCTTTACCAGAGAGAAGGGAGGATTGTTATGTCTCAAAAAGAACGTCAAGAACTTATAGATTTCTGTTTCAGAGCTAGAGCTGAATTGGAAGGTATTGAGCTTGTTGAAGAACATCGTGCTGAATTTGAAAATATGTCAGATGAAAAGTTAGAAAAAGAAGCTGATTGGCTAAATGAAATGTTATGGAAATAAGGAGTGGTTAGATTGAAGAAATTCATATGTCAAATGTTAGAAGCGCTATGCGTTTTAATTATATTGATCACACTTATTATTTGTTTTGGTAACGTACAATAAAGGAGGAAAATAAATGTCACAATTTGATATTATGTACACAGAATTAGTTAGAAGAATCGAACGAGAAGGTGTTTATACAAACGGACAAAAAGTTAGACCTAAATACATTACAGATGGATCTCCAGCTCACACGAAGGCTATTTTCTTCCATACGATGACTTTCTATCCACATGAGGTTCCAGTATTAACAATAAAAAATAACTTCCCTGTGACAGCAAATAACGAGCGTCATTGGATCTGGAATGAAAAGTCTAACAAAGTCGATGACTTAAGAAGGTTGAATGGTACCGAAAAGACAGTCTGGAACGAGTGGGAGTTATGGGACGGAACAATTGGTCTTGCTTATGGTCATCAGTTAGGTAAGAAAGTTATGGACCTTAACGGAAAAAACGTCGATCAAGTTGATTACGTGCTGCACGAATTGAGACATAACCCAACTTCTCGAAGAATCCTTACAGAACTTTGGAATATCGATGATTTAAGTAGTATGTCTTTGACTCCTTGTGTACACCACACGCAATGGGACACATATGACGGAACTTTGAATTTACTAGTTAAAGCTAGAAGTTCTGATGTCGGGCTAGGTTTACCATTCAACGTTTATCAATATGCCGTTCTTCACCGAATGGTAGCTAGACACGCTGGTTTACCACTTGGAAAAATGCACTTCGTTATGGGTAATGTTCATATTTACGATCGTCACTTAGAAACTTTAAGAGAAGTAGTTGCTAACGAACCATTACCGGCACCTAATCTTTATATTGAGCCGAAGGTCAAAGATTTTTATGATTTCACCAACAAAGATGTTCGTTTGATCAATTACAAACATCAAGGAAACTATGAATTTGAGGTTGCTGAATGATGGAAAAGAACAGATACTTAATCGCATTAGACTTATCTTTGAATGAAACAGGTTACGCAGTGTTTGATAGAATAAAACGTTATCCTTTGGTTGATTGGGGAACCATTCAAAATAATCACTTTGATGCCAAAACAGAGGAAGGAAAAAAGCTGCAGCGTATAGAAATGGTTATGATGACTCTTCGTGGCAGCTACTACCCTGCTGATATTGTTTGTGAAGAATGGTTGGCTAATGTACAGACATCTGGAAGAGTTAATCGTAATAACGGCTATACTTCTGCATATAAATTAGGTGGAGTACACGGAGTAGCTAAGAAAGTGTTCCATGACAAAGAGTTCATTTTCATCAACAATAAAACGATGAAGCGAGTGTTCGGAGGTCATGGAGATTCACAGAAAGAAGATATCATCGAAAAGTGTTATGAAAATAAAGAGAAGCTAGTCGGAAAGAAAGCTGCTGCGGGATTTACAGTCAAGAACGATAATGACGCAGATGCTATTGGACTAGGTGTAACTCATATGATCGAAAACGGAGAATGGAAAGTATGATTTTCAAGATATTCAAAACACTTATCCTTCTCCCTGCAACTTCAACTGTTTTCTTTTATTTGGCTTTGTTTTCTCTGGTAGAAAGTGAAAGTTGGTCAGAGTTTCGAGAAGAGTTTAAATGGTGCTTCGAAAGATGTTTTAGAGGTTAGGGCTTTTATGCCCTTCCTTTATAACTAAAGTGGTTTGACAGGTTGTTTGATTGGGTATAGAATGGTAAATAAAAAACAAAGGGGATGTTTAAGGTGAAGAAATTGATGGTTGGTGTAGCTTTATCACTTGCGCTTGCTGGATGCGGTACTCAACAAGCTTCAGAATCGAAAGAAGAAAAGAAGGCGGTTGCAGTTGAAGAAAAACCAACAAAGACTGAAGAACAAAAGATGTCAGAGAAAGTTAATCATAGCTTAACCTCGTTGAGTGAAGAAAATTTACCTACAGGTATCAAAAGAGTAGAAAAAGCTACTGTAACACACTTGGATGGAGATAAAATAGAATTACAAGTGGAATATAAAGAGAATCCATTGATGGAAGTGTCTAGGATTGATGCACAAGAGTTAGCTAGAGTTATCAAATATGAAGATCTAGACTTCGAAGAACTCGATTTGAAAATGATTGATAGCGATGGAAACGAAACTTTTAAAGCCCTTATTTTTGGAGACTTTAGTTTAAATGAATATTAAAAAAGGCTCCCTACAATTAAGTAAGGAGCTTCTTTTTTTATTCTTTTGGTTCGTTGTATTGCATTGCTTGAATGCTATCTCCTTTGCCTTTTGTTGTTGGGTCTTGCACGATACCTAAGAATGAAAGGTATAGCAGCACTGCATTAAACATACCGCCAACAACTTTAATCCAAGTATCAACTTGTGCTAAATCCATATGAATAGCACCTAGAGCTACTAGTCCAGCCACAACAGCTTGGATCATAATAACCGTTTGAGAAAATAAACTAGTTAGCCATAATTTGTTTCGTGAACGAACTTTCCAGTTGATCATAAATATCTTTCCTTCCTTAGAATAATTTGTTCCAAGTGCGAGGACCAGCTAATCCGTCTGCAGCTAGACCGTTTTTGCGTTGGAAGTTTTTAAGAGCTTTCTCTGTATCAGGTCCGAAGATACCGTCTGCAGCCACTCCTAGAGCTTTTTGGAGTAGTTTAACACCATCGCCTTTAGAACCTTCTCGAAGTAATCCTGTGTACTTTGGTGGATTATAGTTATCAATCGCAGCTAAAGTGTTCGGTCCAGCGATTCCGTCAACGCTCAATCCTACACGACTTTGGAATTGACGAACAGCAGTTTCAGTTTGACTTCCGTATTTACCATCTACTTGTCCAGCAGGGAAACCGAATTGATTTAATTTCTTTTGAAGTTGTTTAACTTCTTCTCCACTCATACCAGCACGCAATATTGTTGGCTTCTTGGTTGGTTCAGGCTTACTAACTACTTTAGGTTTAGCAGATCCAAGAGCTTTGGAAGTTGCCGGTCCTACAATTCCATCTGCAGTAAGTCCGTGGTCCTTTTGGAATTGCTTAACGGCTACGTCAGTTTCTTGACCGAATGAACCGTCAGCTCCGTATTTAGGTAAGTTATAACCTAAAGAAATCAATTTTTCTTGTAATGCTTTCACACTAGCGTTACTATCACCTAGATTTAAATAATTAACAACAGTGTCACTAGCCACTTGAGTCTTAGGTTTAGAAACTTTAACAGGTGTATCGGGATCGCATTTCTTAACAGCTTCGCAAAACCAATCTTTATCAAGTCCAGTTCCGGGGCAAGTCTTAGGTGCATGCTCACGATGGAACATAATTTTAGCTCCTGCTTGCGTTGTTAAATAGTGCTGCAACTTCAACATAGCTTCTAATTGAGCGCCTTCTAATTTATCTTTACCTTTGTCAAAATCACCTAGCATTTCAACCATGAAAGAACCTGTGTTATAACCACTGATCCCTGCAGGAGAAGAACCAAAACTACGCCCTGTTACGAATAATCCATCAGGCATTAAAGTTACATGTTGTCCGATGTCATTCCAACCACGAACATGAACGTGATAATCGTACATTCCTTGTTGTAAAGCTAGATGGTTTTTACCGTTGAAATTAGAGTGATTTGGTCGCCAAGTGTGGTGGATTTGTGACCATTTATATTTATATCCACCTTTTTTTAACATAGCAATTAATTCATCAGCCGTAACGATTTTAAATCCCATTTCCTAACAACTCCTTATAATTTATCTTTCTAACTTTTTTAAAACTTCATCGACTTTAGTGGTTAGAATATCGTATTTATCTCCAAACATAGTCAATAGTCTCATTAATTCACTTTCACGTTTTTCTGATTTCTTCTCTAGCTTTTCGATTTCATCGTCGTGCTTCTTTTCGATTCTTTCAATTTCTCCTATGTGACGATTTTCCATATCCCTCATATCTTGTTTGAATTCTGATTTCATTCTAGGCATGTACCAAAACAACATATAAAGAAATAACGCTATAAAAATACTCTCTTTAGCGAAAGCCATAAGTATCTGCTCCAAAATTTTTACCTCCCTTTACTCGTTTTTCGAAAATGAAGATCTAAGAACATTAGTATGTTTTTACTTCGTACTATTCTCAAATTTCAATAAAAAGTCATACAATTCTTTCGGGGTAATATTTCCAAGATATTCTTCTTTTTCCAAAAAACCCACTTGGAACAGTAGTTCTTCGACTAATTCAGAGCAGATTAAATTGTTTTTAGAATTCCATATTTTCTTAGGATCTAATTTGAAGATAGAATTAAGAAAGTACCAAATTATTTGTAAGTAATCATACCACCTACCCACTAATTCGATCCCTAAATGAACTATTATATCCCTTTGTTGATCAGTTAATCCTAAATCAAACACTTCGAAATCCTTGTATTTCATCGGTGCTATTCTTGCTTTCGTAAAGTATTGAGCTTCTAGAATATGAGTATCACTGACTGCTACTGCTACGTGTGAATATGGACCGCCATCGATTTTTCTGACTATCCAACTCGTAGGTGTGTTTCCATTAATAAAAACAATATCGCCAGCTTTCATTTTTATCACTCCACATTTAAATTAATTGATTTTAATTCTTCTAAACTTGAAGCGTTTTCAATATCTACATTTTT